CAAGGTGGTACTCCTGGGAAGAAGGCCGTAAAGGGATACCTTGGGCAGGATGAAAAAGTATTTATCATTGGTACTACGCAAGATCAACAGATAGCACAACCTATTCCTTTTCGGAAAACTAAAAGAGCAAAGACTAAGGATGATAATGAAACATGGATAAATGATGAGATTGCAAATACTCTTAATACTTTTGATCTAACTGGAGATGTAAGGACTACTCATGCCGTTGCACAACCTATTGCCGTTGATTGCTACAATCAAACCGTTAATGAGAAGACAAACCAAACCATTGGCTCTTCTGCCTCTGATGTGAACCACTATGGGGCGGTGTTGCAACCCACAATGGCAATCCGGAGATTGACTCCAAGGGAATGTGAAAGGCTACAAGGGTTCCCTGATGATTGGACTCTCATACCATACCGGAACAAGTCTGCCGACCAATGCCCAGATGGACCAAGGTACAAGGCTTGTGGAAATTCTATGGCAGTTCCGGTAATGAGATGGATTGGCCAGAGGATTCAGATGGTAGAACAATTAATGAAGGAGATAAAATGAAACACCATGATTTTTCCAAGTTTGTCTGCTTTACCAAAGGGGTAATAGAGACAGGCATGGTAGTCAAGTATTCCGATAAGAAACTGGTTCAGGAATTAAAGATGCACTTCAATCGTTTACTCACCGAATCCCTCAACTTTGAGAAAACCCTGCAAAGGATGTTAGGCAAAGAATGGTCAGAACAGGAAGATGATATTAATACCTCCGTGATTGATATGGTCTGTAAAATCTTTGATATGAATGAAGAGGTCAGGGATAAATTCATTGACCATGTCAACAACTTCAAACCGGATTAACCTCCGGTTTTTTTATTTCATCCCGGCAGTACCATCTGCCACGGCATTATTATAATTCACCTTGCTCTGAGGCCAAATGGTATGCCGACAGTTATATCCACCACAATAACTGAAGATGGTTACCTCATTGGTACCAGGAATCTTTCCCTGCCATGGCCCAAGCTTTCCCCATGATTTAACTTGTTCCTTTGTGTAAGACCTTCCTGCCCTTGCTACACAGAATGGCCTTGAGTCCCCTATGATGGTACCAGAGTAAACATAGTATTCAATATCAAGATCCTCCGATATGGTGTTGAGGTATTCCCGATTAAAGGTCATTACAGAATCATTTGTAACCTGAGTAATGTATCTCTGGAGGAATGGCTTCTCTGCTTCGGTGCCTTGGATAAACTGGGTTAATACTTTTCTCAAATCCCTCTTATCTCCTACACCGGCAATGTTGGCCTTGAGTAATTCCCTGATAGCAACTTCAAAGTTGGTTCTAACTCCGGCACCCAGAAGAGCATCCTTTGTAATTTCAACATTGGCTTTCAGGATGGCCTTGTATAAATCCTGCTTCCGGGAATAGTCATCCAGGATTGTACTCATAAAGTCATCAGATAGGTTTGCCAATTCCTTGAACCCTTCTGTAATGGCCTGAACCTGGGTTTGATAAAGAGGATTATTAACCAAGGCATCCCCTATCTTTCTTTTCAGGGCAATAATTTCAATCAGGTTTTTTGCCCTATCATCAGGATCTAAGGATAACTCAGACACAAGGTCAATCACCTCATTGGATAACTGCTTAAACACTTCAGGCAAAGCAGATTCCATCTGGGATTCAAGCTTGGCTTGTAAAGCTTCAATGGCCTTGATTATTTTTTCTTGGTTTTTTTCTGCCATTTTTTTGCAGTTAATATTTATGTTTCTAAGTTTGCAGAAACAATAACCAAAAATATGGAAAACAAGATTAAGACTTACGAAGTATTACTCCGCATTGAGATTGGTCCAGAGGAAGATGATGTAACCATCGAAGATCTCCTGAACTTTCAGGAAGTCGAAGATTGTTTCGATGTTAAGATTACCGTAATGGCTCAAGCATCACCCTGCTTTGATCTTAAATTTCTGGATTCAATTGGGCAACTATAAACTACTCTCCATAAATGAAGAAGGGCCATATCGGCCCTTTTTTTATTGACTTTCTTCTCTATCCTCAATCTCAATATAGGGTTGCACTTCCTGCATTAGTGGCACAATCCCGGAATTAATCTGGGCAAGCTTCTGGGCCGATAATCTTTCTACATCTGCCCTCTGCTCAAGGATTGGCTTCTGAAACCACACAGGATTCTCCTGCGTCAATTGAGATACAAAGGCCGGAAGGTTTACTGATAGAATATAATCCTGCTTGCTACACCCATTTGTTTCTGCCAGTAAGGACTTCTCATTAGAATTCTTGAATGGCAATGGATCAAGCATATTGATAATCTTCAGGTAAGTAAGTTGAGTACTATTCTCACCATAAAGCTTCTCTGTGTAATCCAGTTCAATCCCATGAACGATGATTGGATTATAATTGTTTGTCCTGGCTACCGATAGCATATCAGAAATCATCCCGGCCGTAAGAACATCAAACTCCGTTGGCACCGTGATGTCAGGTAAAGCATTCTGCACCTTCTCATCACTCATCATGTTCAGGGCAAAAAGATTGTTATACCTCTGGTACATGATGTGGTAACAGGCCATCTTATAAACCTTTGCCAGATGAACACAAACAGAATAACAGAAGGTGTTTAGTTCCTTCCGATCATACTGCTTTGCAATCCCTGATTGCTCTGCCGGGATTTGCCCAAGGATCTCAAGGCCGATGGCTTTGAATCCCTGAAACTCTTTGTAAATAATATCTTCCTGAAACAACCTGACAGAGTCAACCGGCCTTTCGATATATCCTGCCGGTGGTACAGGAGGTACAAGGGGTGTAGGATTGATTGCAGATACACGGTCAAGGTTTATTTCCATCAAACCAAACGGTGTACTGGAGGCTCTCCCAGACCCTTTACAATCGTTACATCCCATCTTCTCATGCTTACCATTAACTCTCTCCCCGGTGCCATTACAAGTCTTACAGGGAGACATTTTCAATGCCCACTTCTGAGGTAAGGCATGAACGGCAAACATTACATTCAAATCATCGGTACGGAAGAGAACTTCGTTCCATGCAGGAAGACAAGGCTCCAGAACGGAGTCATAAACCAGATGTCCATCTTCTTCCTCACAAATGATGTTACCGGTTTTGAATACCGGCAGATACATAAAGTTGAAAGGGATTGAAAAAACAATCAGGGGGTTCGGGTCTCTGTATTGCTTTATTTGGCGGAACAATAGGAGACCTTGTTTTGTGATGGCCAGAAACTGGTCCCACTTCTTCCCCTGATCATCTTTCCATTGCTCTACCTTAACCAAGGCAAAGTCTTCATTGTCATAAATCAAATCCTCAGATTCGAAAATCTGGGGATATGGTTTGGTAAAGTCAAGTTCAGAAACCTGGTCAGGGTATTTAATGAAGTCTGATACATCAGGGATAACCGCTACAATAGCATTGGCATCTTTAAGATATGTTTTCAGGAATACATTGAATACCCATGTATCAAGCTTGTAAGTCTTGGGAAGATTGTACCTCACATAATACTCCAAGGTATTAGGTTGGGTATTTACCTTCTCCGCAATCCCGGTTCTTTTGTAATCCGATTCAAACCGGATTTTAAAATCATCCGATTGTTGGATTTTCTGAAGGAAGGTATAAACCCTTCCCGTACAGATTTTAGTAGGAGATTGCCACCGCTCTCTGCGGTATTGTTTCATCCATGATTCCTCCGATGGATGTTGTGTATTGAGAAGTTTTTCGGGGTAGTCATTTTCAAAATGATACTCCAACATTTCTGCCTTTTCTCTGGACTCCTTGATGTACTCAAGTCTGCCCTCCCGGACTTGTTCATCCAGAATTTTTCCAACAATTACCCCGATTAACTCTTCCATTTTGCCTTACGGATTATCCGCAGTCTTCAACTGTGATTGTAATATCCAAAGTACCGAAAACACAACCGGCCTCATTGCTAACAACGGCAACCAGATTGTATGTATCTGCGACTACTGCAACAGTTGCATCTGTAACGATGTTACCAGTATCTGGGTCAAGGCTCAGACCGGTTGGTACTTCATCTACTCCACCCTGAAGGGTATAAACAAGAGTTCCTTCACTTAGTGGCTCCTGATAATTAAGTTCAGGGAACCAGTTAGTGGCAACATCTGCGGCAGTAGTAGGTACGCAAGTAAACACGGTTTCAGGAGCAGAATTACTTGCACCGTAGAAAACAAAATACAGACCCTCAAGGAAGGTATCAGTATTAAAATTGTACGGAAGAGCATTAACCTTGGAAATCCAGGTAACTACAACCTCGGCCATCTGATAAGTATTCAGTTCCGTAGTAATTACCGGATCTCCGATAACAGTTACATAAGAACCTGAAGCATCCCAAATACGATTAGGAGTAAAGTAGTAGAAATCATATAACTGACTGGTACTCAGGAAGTTATTATAAAATTCCACATTAGTCAATGTTACTCCCTGCATATCCATATAATTCAAAGTATGGGTCTTTGCAAGGGTCTTGGTGTTCTGCATACCACGGCCAGTAGTGGTGGCGGTATCAGGCTTTGGCTTATCACCAGAGGTATTGAAAACAAGATAAGCATCACCATCAAGGTAGGCTTGCATTAATGCATCCATCCAATCTTGGGCATTGCTTTTCTGTAACGGAGTTAGTGCCGCAGATTTCTTTACATAAGCCACGGCAATGATTTTATTCTGGAATTCTGGATCGCAGTTGTAGTTCTGATAACAACCTACGGTCGGACAAATTAGTGATAAAACTGACATTGTTATTTGTTTAACAAGTTAAGCAACTTGAGTTCCTGGGTTGAAAACCCTGTTTGAGTGCCTGAAACTTCATCTGGGACAAAGTCTCAAAAGAGGT